AAAATGCCACCGAGTTTCTGCTGCGTGCATCAAAGGGCGAGAGCGAGAAGCAGCGTGATGCGATCGCCAAGATGTTGCTGACAAGAGAGCCTGACGCCACGGCAAACGTGATAAACCAACTCGCTGATTACAACTTGCGTCGGCGGGGGGTAAATCCTTGGACCGGCCAGTACCGGTTTCCTGAAGGGCAGTAGGGGGTTTCATGCCTCGCGACGGTTCAAACGTCTATCATCTACCGCCCGGCACGCTGGGCATTCCCGATACGACGATCGAGAGCAACAAATACAACGCATTCGTGCTCGACGCCCAGCAGGAAGCAAACCTTCCGCGCCCCATCGTGGCTGGCGGCACCGGCGCAACCAGCGCCGATGGCGCTCTGGTAAGTCTTGGTGCAGAAAAATCATCGCAAGCCGTCACCAATTACGACAGCCAAGTGTGGTGGCCGGGGTCGTTCTATTCAGCTGCTGGCGCAACCAGTGCGCCAGTTGCCGGGCACGCTTTTGTAGGCTGGGTGGTTTCTTCCGATGCTCTGGTCACGCCACCGGCAAACCTGAACGTCGTCGTTCACGCCCGAGATCAGAACGACGTTGTGCTGCCCGGCAAGTTGTATGTTCGCGAAAAGAAGGCGGGCATATGGGGAACGTGGAACATAGACGGCACCGGCCTGTCGGGTTCAACACCTCCGGTAAACCCGGCTGACAACACACTGTGGTGGGACAGCGTCGGCGGCGAACTCTACATCTATTACAACGACGGAAACTCAAAGCAGTGGGTGATCGCCTCCCCGCAAGCTGACGTTAATCATTTTCTGCTCAAGGACGGCGACACCATGACCGGGCCGCTGCTCATGCAGGGCAAGCTGACGCTGCACGCAGACCCTGCGGCAACGCTGGAGGCGGCCACCAAGCAGTACGTTGATGCCCAGATAACGGCTGGTATTGGGTCTATTACGGTATTCCCGCCCGGCACTCACATGATTTTTTTTCAGAATAACGCACCTGTCGGGTGGACAAAAAGAACAGACTGGAATGATTTTGCTTTGCGCGTAGTCAGTGGAAATCAGGCACATAATGGCGGCGGCTACGGCTTATCAGGATTAGCCGGACAGAACACTGTCGGCTATCACGCCGTTACGGTTGCAGAGATGCCGTCTCATGCCCACTCGGCAGCTATTTACGATCCGGGGCATTCGCATTTATTAAACGGGGCCGGTACGGTTACCGTTGGCACGCCTATTGGCCAATGCCCGGCTTCAAGCGGAAACCCACAATGTGGCCCCATGTCATTGGGCGTCAGTCCCGCTGCAACCGGAGTGCGTGTGTGGGACGGAGCAAACTTCGATGCGACATACGCCGCTGGCGGAAACAATGGACATACCCACTCGATAAATCTCAATATAAATTATCTTGACGTAATCATAGCGTACAAAAACTAATGACGCAGATCCCGCACGCAAACAAAGGCCTCACCTGTCCGCTGCACAAGCAGGACATGAGCAAGGTCTGCCACAAGTGTCCGTTGTGGATACAGGTGCGTGGAAAAAATCCGCAGGGCACAGACACCATCGATCAATGGAATTGTGCGCTCGCGTGGCTGCCTGTCATGCTGGTTGAGAACAGCCAGACGCAGCGGCAGACCGGCGCCGCAGTTGAAAGTTTTCGCAACGAAATGGTCAAGGCAAATGCGGTATCCACCCAATTGTTTTTAGAGGAGCGCCGCAATGGCCACGCTCGACTTTCCAAATAATCCGATCATTGGCGACCTTTACCCGCAACCTCCGGTGCCGGGGCAGCCGGTCTATACTTGGGACGGCCTCAAGTGGACGACATTCACGTTACCTATCGGCGGCGGCATGGGGCTGTCAAACGTACCTCCATTAATGAATGGGACGGCGGCTCCCGGCACATCCACCGTAGGCTCACGCGACGACCACATTCACCCATCAGACAGCAGCCGCGTTGCCAAGGGCGGCGACACCATGACCGGGCTGCTGGTGCTGGCGGCTGACCCGTCTGTCGCGCTGGGGGCGGCCACCAAGCAGTACGCTGATGGCGTCATTTCCGGCGCTCTCACCGGCAAGGTAAATCGCGCTGGCGATACCATGACCGGGCCTCTGCTCATGGCGGCGGACCCTGTCGCAAGTCTTGGCACAGCTACCAAGCAATACGTTGACGGAGGATTGGGCGGAAAAATCGCCAAGGCTGGCGACACCATGATTGGTGCGCTGATCTTATCGGCAGATCCCACCGCCGGATTTGGAGCGGCGACAAAACAATACGCCGACAGCGTAGGCACCAGCAAGGTCAGCAAGGGCGGCGACACCATGACCGGGCCGCTGCTGTTAAACGGAGATCCGTCAGCTGTGCTGGGGGCCGCCACTAAGCAGTACGTTGACAATAAAGTAGCCACCGGCGGTGGCGGTGGCGGTGGCGCATCGGTTCTGATTGCAGACACGGCGCCAACAGCACCCGACAATTCATTATGGTGGGAGAGCGACACCGGCATACTTTTCATTCGCTACAATGACGGAACATCTACGCAGTGGGTGACGACGTATCCGGCGATCGATAGTTCTGCCTACGCGCTCAACAGTACCGTTGTGCGCTATGACATTTCGCAATCCTTAACAGCGCCGCAGCAGCAACAGGCGCGGCAAAACATTTACGCCGCCCCGTTCGATGCGATGGCGTATTCAGGATTGCAGATCAACGGCGGGATGGATGTCAGTCAAGAATTTATAGCCGGAACAGGTATAGTCGCGTCAGGTTATGTTTGCGACGGTTGGATTTATAACTTTTCTACAACGGGTACAGGACCGGCGAATGTTTTTAGTTCTGGCCTTCCCGGCACTCCCTTTGCAATAGTAGCAAAAACAACAACGCCTCAAGCAACTATTACTGGAACACAAACTCATAGTTTTTTTCAACCAATTGAAGGCTATCGCTGTGCGCGGTTAGCGTGGGGCACGACGAGCGCACAGCCAATCACGATTGGCTTTTGGACTGCTCATACTCGCACTGGCATTTATAGTGTTTCTGTTCGCAATAATGGCGACAGCCGCTCATACGCTACGACCTATACTCAAAATGTGTCTGATGCTTGGGAATATAAAACCGTTACTATTCCGGGCGATGTGTCTGGAACGTGGGCAAAAGACAATACCGTTGGAATGCGAATACAATTTGCAAATGCCTGTGGGCCAACCTACACAGCACCAGCGGCAAATGTTTGGACTGCCGGTATTTATGTTGCCGCCCCCGGTCAAGTAAACGGCGTTGCCGCAACAACTGATAATTTTCGCATCACCGGCGTCACCGTCCTTCCCGGCACCCAAGCTCCCACCGCCGCACAGTCACCGAATGTCATGCGGCCTTACGATCAGGAGTTGGTGACGTGTAAGCGGTATTTTCAAAAAATGACTTGCGTTGTCGATGTGGCAGTTGCCGGTCAGTCAATTTTTTTAGCGCCTGAAATGAGAGTTATACCAACTTTTACCGGCGGCGGTACGGGGTTCACTATCAACGGCCCAAGCGCAATTAGCCCGTTTGTATATCAGGCAACACGCGCTTTAACGACCCTGACTATGGACGCGAGGCTCTAATGGCAGACTATCAACTCACACAAAGCGACATCGTCATCCGCACAGCCGATCAGGCGTTCATTCCCAATGATCCCGCCAATCGCGACCGTGCTGAATACGAGGCTTGGTTGGCGCAGGGCAACACGCCCGATCCTGCGACAAGCGGCGCGGCAAAACCTGCACCGGAAACAACCAGCAAAAAATCGCGCGGAGTTTGAACCATGGCGCTAGATTTTCCGACCTCACCCAGCATCGGCCAGCTTTATCCCTCGCCGCCGGTTGCCGGTCAGCCGGTCTATAAATGGGACGGCGAAAAGTGGGCGGTGACCAGCAGCAGCGGCGTCATCTACGCACCGTTCGACGCAATGGCGTACTCAGGATTGCAGATCAACGGCGGCATGGAGGTGAGTCAGGAGAATGGCGCAGGTACGGTTTTATCAACAACGGGACAGGCAAAATATATTGTCGATGGCTGGAGGGTTGGTTCTATCGGCCCGCAGGTTATTGGCGGCACGCAAGGGGCTGGCGGGCCTGCCGGTTTTGTAAATCAACTACAAACGAACATCACGACAGCCAATGGTTCCCCGGCAGCCGGTGACATTGTTTATATTGCCCAGCCAATCGAAGGATACCGCACAATTAAACTCGGTTGGGGTGCGGCTGGCGCACAGTCAATTGTCATTGCATTTTGGGTTGCTGCCGGACGGGTTGGCACTTATTCGGGGTCGATACAAAATGGGGCGTTCAATCGGTCTTATGTCTTTACGTTTACTATCAACTCGGTAAGCACATGGGAATATAAAACGATCACCGTGCCGGGCGATGTGGCGGGGACATGGAATAAAAATAATAGCGCCGGAATAAATCTTTCCATCACGCTTATGGCAGGTACGTCGTATACGGCAGCAGCGGGTTCATGGGTCGGCGGGTCTTTTTACGGCGCGACTGGGACCATTAATGGCGTCGCCGCAACCTCCGACGTTTTCTTAATCACAGGCGTCACCGTCATCCCCGGCAATCAAGGTCCCACCGCCGCGCAGTCGCCCAATGTGATGCGGCCTTACGATCAGGAGTTGGTGACGTGCAAACGGTATCTGCAAGGTCTTGATGGCATGACGTTGTCAGGATTTGCGCCAATCCCCACGCTTGCCAGACATGGCGTTACATTTCTACCGGCTATGCGTACTTCTCCGACAATAGTGGCAAAAAATTTGTTACTCTTTACGACAAACACAATGAATCAGAATGCAAATCCTGCATCAAGTATTGCGGCGGGCGGCTCATTGGGGCCAAACCAAGCTACGCTTGATGTCACTTATTCAGGGGCGACGTTCGGCGCCGGGCAAGGCTGCGTCACTGCAATAAGTGCAGGTGGTATCATGTTTGATGCGAGGCTCTAATGGCAGAATATCAACTCACACAAAGCGACATCGTCATCCGCACAGCCGATCAGGCGTTCATTCCCAACGACCCGGCCAACCGTGACCGCGTTGAGTACGACAAATGGCTCGCTGACGGTGGTGTGCCCGATCCCTATGTGCCGCCGCCAGCCGCCAAGCCAGCGCCGGGGTGACCATGTGACTACCGCCGTCACATCGTGGCTCAGGGAAAACTATTTCCTTGGCGGGTTGGTGGTCGCCATCTTCAGCGTAACGGCCTACGTTGTGAAACTTGAGACGCGGGTGGCTACACTGGAGACACGCGGCTCTCCGCATCTGGCCGTGATCGACAACCGGCTTACGGTTCTTGAGAAGCAGACGGAGGCGAACAAACAAAGCCTCGATCGCGTTGTCGAGATCATGCTGCGCGAGTTGCCAGTAAAGAGGGAGCAGCTTCGATGACAGTCACCGGCAAAGTCAATTCTGGAAAGTGCAGTTGGTTTGGCGGCCCCGACGACACCGGAATGTCCGAGACCGAGCCTTTAGCTTTTATCTTCAATGTCTCACAGGCACCGGATCTTTTTCTCGATGGTGCGGAGGAGGCGCTTGGTCGCAACCTTGACCCGGAAGAATACTACATCGCCATGCGCTGGGACTACGACGAGATCTCCAAGGACGATCTGCTCGACACGATCTGTCTGGTACGCAATCCGGCCAATAGTCGATCGTTCTGGGCGAGGCCAGCGGATTGGGGACCGGCTGGGCCGGAACAGGATAACGACACTGGTCGCATCTGCGACATCTCGCCGGGTTTAATGGAGGCGCTGGGCGTGGAGACCGATGACGATCTTGAGATCATCGTGCTGCCGCCACGGCAGGAGGAGGCATGAAAAAGTTTTTGATTACGGTCTCTGCGCTGGTGATCTTTCTACCGGGATACGCTGACGCCAAGCGCACGCACGTTCGTATCCACAAAGACGTCCCGGTACAGCAACCATCTGCCGTGCCGCTTGTTGCTGTGCCGCCGCTGGC